TGGAATGACGCGGAAAAGTCGGGGTCGTGGCCCAGTTTTGAAGAACTTCCCTATATCGTACGAGAGTTTTAAGTACTTATATAGTAGAATAGGGAAACTGGGCCAAAACTGGGCCAAGCTGGGCCAGTTCGCTCAGAGCTAAACCCCAAACGCCTCCCCTTCCACAAGACTGCTGCATCGCCTCAACCGCACCTCAGAACTCACACGCCCCATAGTGAGAACAACTACTATCCGAAAGGAACTCTCATGACTCTCACTATTGCCATCCTGGCCGGCACCCACGCCCTCGGCTTCGCCATCGGCATGATCACCCACTCGCTCATCATCGAGCGGGAGGACCGCATCGCCAAGGAGAAGATCCGTCGGGGCGAGGTTGACCTCGACCTTATGGCGCTCACTGACATCGTCATGAACGACTACCTCAAGACCGAGAAGTGACCTCGACCCCCAACCCGCAAGGGCTGGGGGTTTTCACAAGGCCCATAGTGAGAACGTCTACCTGAAAGGAGAACCTCATGTTCATCCCCGCTCTCAACCTCTACGTTCTGCCTCGTCTCGTTACGATTCCCCTTGAGCGCGTCGACGCCCGACTGCTCAAGGAGATCCACGAGATCGAGGAGCGGATCAAGAGGCTCGAGGCAGAGTACATGAAGCACATCAAGAAGTGACCTTCACCCCTACCCCCACAAGGGGTAGGGTCTTACTGTGCGCCGCCTTGACTGCTGCGTACCACGGACTAAAACACAGGTCCCGTAGTGAGTACTGCTTAACGACCATCACCGGCCGTTGGGCCTTCGCCCGGAAAGGAACATCATGGGCAACTCCAAACCACCACTCGAACGAGACTTCCAGAGGAAGGTCGTCGCAAGACTCCAAAAGGAGCTCGGCGCGATCGTCCTCAAGAACGACTCCTCCCTCAAGCAGGGCACACCCGACCTCACGGTGCTGCTCCCGGACGGACGCGTCGCACTCCTCGAGGTCAAGCGCAAGCCCCCGTCGAGCTCCGACTACCGCCCCAACCAGAAGTGGTACCTCGAGACCCTCAGGAGCATGCATCACTACGCCGCGGTCATTCACCCCGGCAACGAGGAGGAGATCCTGGATGCGCTTCGCTGAGCACCCGCGCCTCCAGGGCGAGCACGCCTTCCTGGGGGCCTCTCGCTACCACTGGATCAACTACGACGACGAGCGGCTGGCCGCTTCCTACAGGACCGCTATGGCCGCTGCAAGGGGAACGAGACTCCACGCCCTCGCCGCCGAGCACATCCGTCTGGGCATGCGCATGCCCCGCAACCGGGCGACCTTCAACGCCTACGTCAACGATGCGATCGGCTATCGGATGACGCCGGAGCAGGTTCTGTTCTACTCCGTGAACGCATTCGGGACGGCCGACGCGATCGCGTTCGACGAGCGCTCGAAGCTGCTCCGCATCCACGATCTCAAGACCGGGGTCACGCCGGCCTCCATGGCTCAACTGCACGTATACGCTGCTCTGTTCTGCCTGGAGTACGACAAGAGCCCCTTCGAGATCAAGTACGACCTCCGGATCTACCAGAACGACGAGATCGCGGCCGATGAGACCGACCCGGAAGAGGTCTCGCGCATCATGGCGGCGATCCGCCACTTCGACACGATCATCGAGGAGCTCAAGGAGGCTGCATGATCGTCATTGACGAGAACGGCGAGCTCCAGATCGTCCAGTACGGAACGCCTCATCAGGGCTCCGTCCCCCACTCCGGTCGGCACAAGTGGGGATCGGGCGAGGATCCGTACCAGTCATCGACCACCTTCCTCGCCGAGGTCGATCGCCTCATGAAGAAGGAGGGCATGAGCGAGAAGGAGGCCGCCTACGCCCTGGGGATGAACACCGCCGAGCTCCGGGCCCGCAAGACGGCCGCCAAGAGCGCCAAGAGGGAGGGCGACATCGCCATTGCCCGTCAGATGCGGGAGAAGGGCGCCTCCTACGGCGCAATCGGCGATCGTCTCGGCCTCAGCGCCGCCACGGCCAAGAAGCTGGCCGAGGGCGGCATCCTCGAGAAGACGACCAAGGCCCAGGACGCCGCCGAGGTGCTCAGGGCCTCCGTCAAGGAGCACGGCTACATCGACTACGGCCGCGGAACCGAGATCCTGCTCGGCGTGAGCACCACTCAGCTCAACACGGCCGCCCAGATGCTCAAGGACGAGGGATACGAGACGTACACCCTTCGGGTCCCGCAGCTGGGCCGCAAGGAGAAGTACACCGAGCTCAGGGTGCTCTGCAAGCCAGGAACGACGTTCAAGGACGCCGTTTCCAACAAGGACCGCGTCCGAGCCCCCCGAGTCACCATCGACGAGACCGGAAAGGTCGTCGGGGCGCTCCAGAAGCCCGTCTCCGTCTCCAGCAAGCGGCTGAAGATCCGCTACGCCGAGGACGGCGGCACGGACATGGACGGCGTCATCGAGCTCCGCCGGAAGGTACCCGGCCTCGAGATCGCGAATGGACGCTACGCCCAGGTCCGCATCCTGGTCGACGGAACCCACTACCTCAAGGGAATGGCCGTCTACTCGGATGACCTCCCCGCCGGTGTGGACATGCGGTTCAACACCAACAAGAAGAAGGGCACGCCAGCGCTCGGGCCGAAGGACCACACCGTCCTGAAGCCCATCGACAAGTTCGATCCGACCAACCCGTTCGGGTCGACTATCACCCAGAAGCGCTACATCGACCCCAAGACCGGCCGTAAGCGCCTCTCCGCGCTCAACTACGTCCATGAGGAGGGCGACTGGGACGACTGGTCCCGATCGCTCGCTTCGCAGTACCTCGGCAAGCAGAAGCTGTCCGAGGCCAAGCGGCAGCTCAAGGTCACGCAGAAGCGCATGCAGGACGAGTACGACGCCATCATGGCGCTCGACAATCCCGTGGTCCGGCGGAAGCTGCTGCTGTCCTACGCCGATTCGTGCGACGGAAAGAGCGTCGATCTCAAGGCCGCGGCCTATCCGAGGCAGGCGGCCCAGGTCATCCTGCCGGTTCCGAGCATGAAGCCCAACGAGGTCTACGCCCCGAACTATCGTCACGGCGAGACGGTCTCATTGGTGCGGTTCCCGCATGCGGGGCCGTTCGAGATCCCCACTCTCACCGTGAACAACAAGCACGCCAAGGCGCAGCGCCGAGTGGGCAAGAACGCTCGGGACGCCATCGGAATCCACCCCTCAGTCGCAGAACGACTCTCAGGGGCGGACTTCGACGGCGACTCGGTCCTGGTCATCCCGAACAACGACGGCAAGGTCAAGTCCTCCCGCCCTCTGAAGGGCCTCGAGGGATTCGACCCGAAGCGGGCCTACCCGTACAGGCCGGGCATGTCGGTCATGTCGAAGAAGTACACCCAGAAGCAGATGGGCATCGTCTCGAACCTGATCACCGACATGCAACTCAAGGGCGCCACGCCCACCGAGCTGGCCCGCGCCGTCAGGCACTCCATGGTCGTGATCGACGCCGCCAAGCACCGGCTCGATTACAAGCAGTCCGAGAAGGACAACGGCATCGCCCAGCTGAAGAAGAAGTACCAGCCGCAAGGCGGTGCCTCCACTCTCCTGTCCCGTTCGAAGAGCCCGACGTACATCAACGCCGAGCGTCCTCGACGAGCGGCAGAGGGCGGGCCGATCGACCCGAGGACCGGACGCAAGGTCATGGTCCCGACCGGAGAATGGCACTACCGGAAGTACAAGGACAAGAAGACCGGCGAGTGGGTCGTCACCGACCAGGTCGTCATGGAGACCCAGAAGGTCCCCAAGATGAGCAGGGTCCGCGATGCCCGGAAGCTGTCCTCCGGCACACCGATGGAGGAGGCCTATGCCGAGCACGCCAACGAGATGAAGCGGTTGGCCAACCTCGCTCGCAAGTCCTCCCTCCATGTCGGAAAGACCCCGTACTCCCCGGAAGCCGCCCGTCGTTACAAGCCCGAGGTCGAAAGCCTCCGGGCCAAGTTGAAGCGGGCCTATGCCGGAAAGCCCCTTGAGAGGCAGGCTCAGGTCATCGCCAATGCGAAGATGAAGCTTCTTCTCCAGGACTCCCCCGACCTCCGGGACGATTCGGACCGCCGGGCCAAGTACGAACGGCGGTACATCAAGGAGGCCAGGGCCCGAGTCGGCGCAGACCACTACAAGGTCGAGTTCACACAGCGGGAATGGGAGGCCGTCAAGCACGGCGCCATCACCGAGAACTTCCTCAGCGACCTGATCGCCGAGGCCGACGCCGACCACGTCCGTCAGATGTCTTCGCCTCGGGCCAAGACTGCTCTGACGTCAGCTCAGCAGAGCAAGATCAGACAGCTCAAGCGCCGTGGCTATACGAACGCTGACATCGCCGACGTCCTCGGCGTCAGCGCCTCCACCGTCCGCAACTACATGGCAGAGGAGGGACTGTGAGAGCGGCGTTCATCACCACATTCGACAACCCTTACGATCCTGTTGACGAGTTCGATGAGTGGTACAGGTTCGATGAGATTCATGGTTACAGAACTTCGTCCCTCCTCGCTCGCCTCACGGCCACCGGCGACGAGTCGATTGAAAGTTCTGAACTCGAAGACATCGAACTTGCGATTGATTCGATTCTCGAACTCGACGATTCAGGATTCTACGTGAAACTGGTCAAGGACGTTGACTAGCACCGGCTGGTGATGCAGCTGAAAGCGGGGGGAGGTCCGGCGAAAAGGCCA